TTTATATTGGTGGTAGATATGCTGCTACTGCTAACGTGGCCAATGTCATGACAGGCAAGATTGCGATGGTTCAGATTTATAATAGAGTTTTGTCAAATAGTGAGATTTCTAACAGTTTCAGTCGCTACCGTGGTAGATTTGGCATATAAATAGAATATAACTAAGAGAAAGATAATGGCATCAGTATATTCAAAAGACCTTGAAAATATAATAGCATACGCAGTAATCAACTCTTTTACAGCTAATGTTTATTTGACATTCGGTTACCAATCTCCATGGACAAGTGAACTTAGTCCTCCACAGGCCAATACATCTGTGTCATCTTATTATGAAACATGGAAAAATATGATTGGTGGTAAAAAAGTTGGACCATATGATGCTTCATTAGCTATTCCAAGGTTCAATTGGACTGCTAATACAACCTATATTGCCTATGACCATACACAGGATTCGCTAACAAAAGGTGCCAATACGGCATACTATGTTGTTACGGATGATTTTAACGTATATAAATGTATTGCTAATAACTATGGTCAGCCTTCAACCTATAAGCCAGTATCAACAAATCCAGGCATCATTGTTCAGACGGCCGACCAGTATTACTGGAAATATATGTATACATTGTCTGGTAATGACCAGCAAAGATTTACTACAAATAACTTTATACCTGTCCGAACACTAACACAGAATGACAACTCTTTACAATGGCAGGTTCAGCAAGACGCGGTTCCTGGTGCTATCAATAGTATATTAGTTGTTAATCCAGGCGAAGGTTATCTATATCCTAATATTGTTAGCGTTACTATCACAGGAGATGGTAACTTTGCTAATGCATATGCGGTGGTCAACACACAATCACAAACCATTGGTAGTATCATTATTGATAACTATGGTTCTGGATATACAAACGCCACTGTAACGATTAGTTCTTCGGTAGGACTTTATGCGACAGCTAGAGCAATTATTTCTCCTCCAGGAGGCCACGGTTCAGACCCAGTATCAGAATTAGGTGGTTCTTATATTGTTATTAATCCTATGTTAGATGGTACTGAAAATGGTGTTTTGATACCTAAAAACGACTATAGACAAATTTCATTATTATTAAATCCATATGTATATGGAACTACAAATGTTATGTCAAACTTGGCATTCTCACAAGTTACGGTTCTAACACTAAGTCAGAGTAGTTCAACAACAAATTATATTCAAGATGAAATAGTATATCAAGGTAACAATGTTTCTAATGCCACTTTTACAGGAGTTGTTGCAGTATGGGATTCTGCCAACTCTTTGGTAAAAATTAATAATACTCAAGGAACTCCTGTTTCCGCATTGCTTTATGGTAATACTTCAGGTGCCCAGAGATATGTTAGCGGTGCTCCACAATATCCAGATTGCCAACCTTTTACAGGATATGTCCTATATAAGGACAACATTACTGCTATTTCAAGGGCAGAAGACCAAAACGAAGATTTTAAAATAGTTTTAAGTTTCTAAAAGGATAGAAAATGTCATTTACAGATTTTAATGGTGCAAATACCTCTTCTAATTCAGCCAATCAAATTCAGAGTAGTTTGACAACCAATTTCAATGTAACTCCTTATTATGATGACTACACACCCGGTAGTGAATACTATCGTATCCTTTTTAAACCAGGTTATTCAGTTCAGGCCCGCGAACTAACACAAATTCAGACAATGATTCAAAACCAAATTAAGCGATTTGGTACAAATATCTTTCAAGATGGTTCTATCATTATTCCTGGCGCATTTAACATCCGTTCAAACTATGGTGATGTAGCAGGTAATCCAATACCTTATGTTAAAATTCAAAATACAGATGTTGGTGGCAATACAGTTAATGTGGCAGCTTTTGTTGGTCATTCGGTAAAAGGTGTAACAAGCAATATTTCTGCACAAGTTATCACCGTTTTAGACACAGATGGTACAACCACAAATACTAAAACATTGTATGTCCAGTATTTGTCAGCGTCTCCTGCCAATAGTGCTGTTACAGTATTTCAACCAGGTGAAACTCTTAGTATTGCTAACACAACTATTACTGCCAAAGTTTTGAATACCGACCCTGTTGCCAATACAGGTTATGCTTCTTGGTTTGAGATTTCTGAAGGTGTGTTCTTTGCCAAAGACCATTTCATTTATTTCCCAACTCAATCAACAATTCTTGAGCGATATAATGCTAATCCTTCAGTTCTTGTTGGATTCTATGTCTATGAAGATATTGTTACGGCATCTTTTGACTCATCACTATTAGACCCAGCTCAGCAGTCATCAAACTATACTGCACCTGGTGCCGACCGTTTGAGATTAGATCCACAATTAACAGTTCTGCCATATGGAATGTCACCGCCTGCTGATTTCGTAACACTCTTTTCTATGTCTCAAGGTAATATTCAGGTATTGAACAACGAAACAAAGTTCAATAGTATTAACGAGGCCATGGCGGCAAGAATGTATGATGTTGAAGGTGATATCGTCGTTAGTGGTTTAAATGTTCAACTTCAAGAACATGAAAATAATAATGTTAATAACGGCCGTTATACACCTGCACAAGGCGGTAACACTGATTTATTGATTGCTTCGGTAAGTGCTGGTAAAGCATATGTCAAAGGTTATCCTTTAACAAATCCTGGTAAATTTGACATCATAATCTCTAAGCCAATGGATACACAAAATGTTGGATCACAGTTGTCATCATCAAATATGGGACAATATTTAACTGTAGATGAATTTGTTGGTACATGGGCGGCAGACCAAGGTTCAAGAGTATATTTCTATGATACTCCTAATCAAAGAGTTACCAATGGTGGATTACCATACGGCCAGAGATGGTCTATCGGAACACCAGTAGGAAATCTTATAGGTTCTGCGACAGTATTGGCAGTAGAATATCTTACCGGTATAAAAGGTTATGACGCACAATATAATATCTATCTAACAGATATTACTATGAACGCTGGTGTTCCTTTTGCAAATGTAGCAAGTTTGTATTATAGTGTTACAGGTTCCGCCAAGTCAGGTGCCGATGTTATGGGTGCCACATTTGGAGTTGCTAATACAGTTCTTCAGGCCACATATCCACAGCCTCTATTGTATTATGTTGGTTCAAAATCAACTAAAACAGTTAGAAATCTAAGCGGTGGTGGTTCAGTTTCTTATAACTATAATCAAAACGCAAGTTCTCTGTATCTATCAACCGCAGGTAACGTTACACTTACCATAGCAGGTAGTGGTTCAGGAACTCAGACACTTACTTATGGCACAGGATATTTGTCTGAGACAGAAATATTAAATGATATTTCCTTGACATATCAGGCTAATACAAATATTGGTCCTTTATGGGGTGCCTCTACAGTTTCGGTTTTAGGAGGCGTACCAAGCACAACACTTTGGGGTAACGGTGGTACATATTTTAGTTATTTGAATGTTGGTGATAAAATTGAAATCACAGGCATGTCAAATACTTATTACATCACATCAATTTCTAACAACCAGGTTATGACAGTAAATGCTCCTGTTCCAACATCTGTTACTGCCAATCAAATCTTTAGAGTTGCTAAGACAGGTGATATTGCAAATCTGAATGGTAAAGGTATTAATGGAATACTAAGAAGTGTTTATGCCACACCAACAACTTTACAAATCATTATGCAGGATAGTTATTCAACAACTGTTCCTGTTACTGTTAATTACCGCGTGGCCACTCAAGGTATTATAGAAGATAAAAAAGTTCTAAAACCATCTAGATATGTTATTATTAATGTGAACTCACATCCAAACGGAACAACAGGTCCTTACCCTCTTGGTTTCTCCGATGTGTATCAGATTAGAAGCATTACTAAGAAAAATGGTTCAGCACCAACTAGCACAACTGATGGTACTAATGTTACATCATCTTTCACATTTGATAATGGTCAAAGAGATACGATGTATGATACAGCATCCATTTCACCTGTTGGTGGAGGTACAACATCTGCTGGTGATTATTATTTGGTTTGCCTTGACTATTTCTTACCATCTTTCACTTCATATTCTGGATATTTTACTATTGATTCATATAATATCGATGACGTTACTATTCCTACGCCAACAAATGCTATTAGAACAGAACAGATTCCACTTTATTATTCTTCAGTAAGTCAGAGTATCTATGACTTGAGAAACTATATCGATTTTAGGCCAGTAAAAATAAACAATGCAGGTGATGCTATCACCGTGGCGGCCGCATCGGTTAATCCAACAAAATCTACAACATTTAACTTCAACGGTGAAATGTATTTCCCTGTTCCTTCGGCACAGATATCATATGATTATTCTTATTATCTTGGTCGTCAAGATGTTATCGTAGGTAATAAAAACGGCGTTTTGGCAGCATTGAAAGGAACTCCTTCTTCTCTACCTGCTCCGCCAGCTGCTCTTAATACACAGATGGCTTTGTCCGTCATTAATCTTACACCATATCCATCTTTATCTCCTGCTTATGGTAACATTATAGGTCGTCCAGACCTTGCGTGTTCGTTACAAACAGTTGCCACAAAAATCTATACTCAGAGAGATTTGAAGGTTCTTGATAATCGTATCTCCACTTTGGAATACTACGCATCATTGAATATGTTGGAATCTTCAGCATTAAATCTAAACATTGTCAATGCCGATGGTTTGAACAGGTTTAAAAACGGTATATTTGTTGATACCTTTAAAGACAACACATCATCAGCAGCCTTGATAAATCCTGATATGAGAATTGCATTTGATCCAATAGAGTTGTGTAT